GCCCATGCCTGCGTTCCCTATAGTCTGTCTCTATGAGAAAACGTATACCCATAAAAATAAATATACGTATATAAGGGGAACGGTTCCCTTAATTTGTGTATCCTATAGGTTCCTAACCAACTAAGGGGTACACCAATGCTAGACATTGCACAAACCATCACAGACCGCATCATCTCTGAACTTGAGAAGGGCGCTACACCGTGGGTAAAGCCATGGCGCACTCTAAAGGGCATGCCCGGTGCAGGAATGCCCTATAACCCGCTGTCAGGGACAGTGTTTCGCGGTATCAATCACTTCTGGCTGTCCATGATGCAGGGGGCTTACTCCACGCCTTACTGGGTAACCCTCAAACAAGCCAACAAGGCCAATGCACGCATCAAGAAAGACGAGAAGGGCACGCCAATCGTTTTCTGGAATGTACACCGCAAAGAATCGAAGGGGGCCAATGGCGAGACAGTGACAAGCGCCTATGCGTTCATAAAGCATTTTTATGTCTACAACGTAGACCAATGCGAAGGGCTTTGCCTGCCCCCTGCGCCTGAAATGCCTGTGGCTGATTTTGACCAATCCCCTGCTGTCATGGCCTTAGTTGACAAACTAGCCCTTAAGGGCGGCCTTAACCATGGCGGGGATCAAGCGTATTTCAGGCCTAGCACTGACGCGATACAAATGCCCCCCATGGCTGCGTTCTCTGATGCTGCGCACTATCACGCGACACTGTTGCATGAGTGCGTGCATGCTACAGGCCACGATTCACGCTTAAAGCGTCTTACGCCTGCGCGTTTTGGTTCAGAGGAATATGCGTTTGAGGAACTAGTCGCAGAACTAGGGGCCGCCATGCTATGCGCCCATACTGGGATCGATGGGGATTTGCGGCATTCAGGCTACATCGAGTCATGGCTGAAAGCCTTGCGCAGTGATAAAAAATTCATTCTGACAGCAGCAGGCAAGGCGCAAGCTGCTATGGATTGGCTGACAGCAGCCAAGGCCGTAGAAGCTGAAGAAGCTGAAAGCCTAGCGGCCTAGTGTTTGACCTATAGCCCCCATGCGGGGCTATGGGGCACGCATTGTGCCGATTCCTAACCTAAAAAGGGGTTTTGTTATGTCACTTGATCTATCAATTAAGCCAATCGAAGGCCACGAAGGGCAGCGGTACATGATCTATTCAAAAACCATGCGCTGTGAATTCCCAAGGGAAGCCAAAGACATTCCCGAAACCATAGGGAAGCTATTTTTAGAATATCTCGATCTTTTAGACGTTGAAATTCCACTGAAAAGACGTTTCCGAGTGCTGTTGGGATCAAGCCCATCAGAACACCATAGCTACCGTGATTTTTATGATCCAGACCATGCCTTGGCGTTTTTATGGGCTATGGCGCATAGCCCATGCCCTTCCGTCTGTTGGTTTTGGCAAGGGATGGATGGATGGATGGATAACAAGCACATGAAGGGCAAGACGTTTCCGGCAAGAATCAAAGACTTGTGCCAATTTTACTTAGACGAAGATCAAAAAAACATTTTTGAGGGGGCTAACCATGCTTTTAATCGATAAGACGTTCGAAGTAGTCACGCATGACAGCGCGGAACATGGCGAGATTGAAGATGGGGGTTTTGCGTCAATCAATGAACGCGTGACATTCCGCGAATTGGTGCAAATGATGCGGGGGGATTACATGCATCCCTCAATGTCACCCGTGCATCGAAGCACGCGGGTTTGGTTTAGCAGCGAACCCAATCAAGACTATAGAACGGGGGAATACCGCAGCGAAGCTATCCACTTCAGCCCGAATAACCCGCAGCGAAAAGCTAAGTATTGGATCAAGGCCATGCGCTGCGCGGGTTATCGGTTCGCCAATCACTTCAACGGCTAAGGGGCAAAAGCATGACAAACGAAGCTTTGGAGTACATGCGCAAAACCCTGAGACAAATTGAGGAACGAGACTCAAAAGGCGACAAGTGGGACATGGCGCATTATTTGGGCGTTGCGCGCATTTGTCGCTGTCAGAATTGCTACTGTTGCGCAGTGTTGCAGTGGCATAAAAAACAAGGGGGGAAAGCATGAGACGCAAAACGCTTGATCAACGCATGAATGAGGGCGGCCCCCTCTTTTATGCTGTCGCCATCATTGGTGCCCTAGGGTTTATGGGGTTCCTATGGCTGACCATGGCCCTAGGCATAGCCCTAGGCTTCTAACCCTTCTAAAGCCCCCTAGCGGGGCTTTTCTCATTCTAGAAGGGGTAGACATGCCCTAGCCTATAAAAACCCGCTACGGCCCCTTTTAAGGGCCTGCAAGGGGCATTCTCGCCATGCCTGCCCTCATGCCTGCGCATGCACGCGCACCCGCATGTATACGCGAGAGCCTTTTAGCGCCACATGGCGCTTTTTTTACGCCCATGGCGCAGCCTAGGTGGTTGCGTTTTAGTTAGAACAATTGGATAGCGCACTATCGAGTTGGCAGCGTTCCAGCTAGACCAATTGGATAGCGCACTGTGCCCACAAAGTTATCCACAGGACTATAGAGAGATGTTTTCTACTGTCGTTTTTTTTATTTATCTAAGTATCGTATACGGCACAAGAAACCGTATAGACCTACAGTTTATAGTAACCGTATAGATATATGGTCCCAGTCCAAAGTTCCCTAAAAGTTATCCACAGAGTTATCCACAGGCTATCGGTTGTCCAAAGTCGATTAAAAAATACAATGGATATAGTTGTTGACAGTGTGTGTCCTAGCGTTTAATGTGCAGGTGTAGTTCAATGCGTTCCTAACTTATGAGGGAGTTCACAATGGACAATCAAGTAGTGTACGACTACCAGCTAGTCGATAGCATCAGAGTGCTTGAGCAACGCTATCAAGCACAACTAGAGCAGGCTAAGCAGTCTGTTCAACTGTTAACCCAGAGTGTCAATGCATTACGCAATCGTCGCCTTGAACTAGAGATGGTGGAGGCACTCGATGCGTAGGTTCACCTGCTGGGCCATCAAAGTCAAAGGTGGTTACGCCAACTGGGATCACACCGACTATGTAGTTCGCACCTGTCTGTTTCAGACCAGGGCGCATGCAGAAGTGTGGTGCAAGGACCAGGAAGTGCATGGCAGGCCATCAGGCACCCCAGTGAGGGTCAAAGTAACCATCGAGCCATATAGCTGGCAGGAGGCGCTGATATGACACCCTATGATCGTTGGAAGACGCAGACACCAGACTATCTGGAAGACGACGAAGAAGAAGTAGACGCTGTTTAACTTTATGAGGGGCTGAAAATGAGTGTAAATGTAGAAGTTCACAACGTTGCCTGCATCACGATGGAAGACATCGTGCGCAGTGGCAGCACAACCTGGCGTGCCATTCACATCACAGACAAGAACGGGCAGAAGGTTTCCATTACCTGCTACGCGCCCATGGGCACAGACACAATCCCCATGCTTCTAGGAGGTGCTGAAGATGAGTGACTTTACGCCCGAGGTGCGCAACAACGCGCTATGGTCTAACGATGCCCGTAGGTTCGTCGAGGGACGCGGTGGCGAGGTTTACGCCGAGAAGATTGGCGTCAAGCCACTGGATGATCTCAGCCACGTGGAGCCAGTGCAGATGGGCTTGGTTATGCAGGAACCCATCATGCGTGAGTATGCGAGACGCAATCAGCTTGCCTTCAAGGATGCCGACTATGCCCTGTATCACCCCAGAGAGAAGTGGATGGCCTCTCACTTTGACTACATCAGCGAGGACGGTAAGACGCTGTATGAAGTCAAGAACCTGGGCGTGCATCAGCGCAAGAAGTATGGCGACAACGGCGAGAGCAACGTAGACCTTGGCTATCGTGTCCAATGCCTGCATGAAGCCACCGTCCACCAGATTGAACAAGTGGTGCTGGTGGTCTGCTTTGGTGGGCAAGAGATATGCGGCTATCCCTTGGAGTTCGGTGCCGACCTCATGGATTTGCACATCAGGGAGATGGCTGAGTTCTGGGGCCGTATCCAGGCACGCAGCTTTGATCCTGAGACCATGGGGGATGCAGCCCGTCTGGTTTACCGCCAGGACGATGGCAAGCGTCTGATCGCCACCCAGAGCCTAGAGCATGCAGCCATGCAATTGAAGGCACTGAAGGCCCAGATCAAAGACTTGGAGGCCCAGGAAGAGAAGTGGCAGGCAGCAATCCAGGGATACATGATGGAAGCTGCCGAGTTGGTCAGTGTGGATGGACAAGTCTTGGCTACATGGAAGACTGCTAAGGGGTCTAAACGCTTCTCTGCTGACCTCTTCAAGTCTGCAATGCCCGACATCTATGAGCAGTTCGTTGTTGAGCAACCAGGTTCAAGGAGGTTCCTAGTCAAATGAGAGACATTGCCATGATCTTTATTGGCACCCTGCTGGCCTTGGCAGCTATCTTCTGGACACACGTGCCCAGTGAAGATGTCTACGCGGCAGGGTATCAAGACGGATGGAAGCAGGCATTAAACACCAGCGATCCATCTGATGACTTGGAGTACGCATGCGCCGGTCTGTGGTTTGGTAAAGACGGTCCTATCTACTGGAAAATGAGGAAAGACGATGAGCAACGTAAGAACGCTAAATGAGGCTGTAGGGGCTGTCGTGCCCAAGGATGTACTAGACCCTGCCATTCAGGAATCCATCGTCCTACGGGGCGATCTAAGTGGCTTAAACGAGCAACAGAAGAAGAATTACTACCTGTTTCGTTGCAGGCAAGTTGGTCTGGACCCTGCTGCCAAACCTTTTGACTTACTCAAACTGAACGGCAAGGAGATTTTGTATGCCAACGCAGGAGCCACGCAACAACTCTGTTCAATTCATAAGCTGTCAACTCAAATTACGCATCGGGAGCGAATTGACGACATTTACGTTGTCAGCGTACGAGTTACGGCGGCTGACGGCAGAGTATCGGAAAATCAAGGCGCAGTCTCAGTCGGGAACGCCCGAGGTGACGCTCTGGCTAATGCAATTCTTAAAGCAACGACTAAAGCTATCCGCAGAGCAGTCCTAGCCCATTGCGGCCTGGGGATGCTTGATGAGACTGAGGTCGAAACCATCCCTGGTGCCACCAGAGCAGCACCAGTGGTGCAGGCAGAACCAGTGCAGGCCATCGAGACACCCACCAGCGGCATCGTCTTTATGGTGCCTGGTGCAAAGGAACCCTATGCCTACTACCCTAATGAAGAAGACTGGGTGGACGGCTACCTGACCATGGTGGACAAGATTGGCGATAGCAAGAAGTTCAGCACTCCAGAGAAGTTGAGCAAGCTGGATGCACTCTATGAGGTCAACGAGTTCATTGCAGACATGATCCGCACCGAGAAGGCTGGTCTGTGGCAGGTGATGTCCACTGGAATCGGAAAAGTGAAGCAAGAGTTAGCACTGGCGCTCAGAGATGGACACCAAGCGTGAGTGGTGGCAGTGGCACAAAGAGAATCCGCATGTCTATGAGTTGTTCAAGCGATTCTCGATGCAGGCGATTAACAAGGGGCACCGCAATCTATCCGCGTGGCTCATTGTTAACCGCATTCGGTGGGAAACAAGTGTGGAAACAACGGGTGATGACTTCAAGATTGATAACAACTACATCGCCTATTACGCAAGACTGTTTATGCATGAGTTTCCCCAATATGAGGGGTTCTTTAGAACCAAAACTTTGAAATCAGAAAGGTATCAAGATGAGTGACTACGAGAAAC